TGCTGCTGTATAGGCTACACCAATGCATAGAGTTGCAGTCAGTGTTTCGTCAGCTGCATGAGCTGCATCCATACTGATGGTAGTTACTTGACCATCAGCTGAAGTTTTCAACATAACGCCTTCATTGATTGCAGCATCAGCACTTACTTTGCTGACACCTGCAACAAGAACACTTGCTGTGCCACCAGATGCAGGTGCGTTCTGAAGAACACCTACTGGAATATCAGTCGTAGCTGCAACGATTACGACTTTGCCGTTAGCGTCAAGCTTGACCAACTTGTATTGAGAACTAGAGAGGTCACCAGCTGCTTCAAAAGAAACGACGGTAGAACCACCTGTAATATCATAAGCCATTTTAAATCTCCTCGATTATTTTCCCTGAACGTATTCAGCGTAAAGGCGACGACCTTCTTCAGACTTAAGAACTGCGTCATAAGCCTTAGCGAAAGATGTACCTGGGTTATCGTTTGAGAACTGAGTTGCCAACTGCTCAAGCTGTGCTTCAGGGCTCTTTCCAGATCCTGCATCTTGAGTAGTAACACCAGCTTCTGCGAACACTTCGCTCTTAGCAAGAACTTGACTCATGGTCTTAAGAAGACCTTCAATCTTTCCTGCCATCTCAGCATCATGTGCATTCAAGCTCTTGAGCATTGGCCCAAGCTCATCAGCACCGTGACCTGGAATATTACCGAACTCAGCTTCCGCCTTTGCGATATACTCTTTGGTCAGACGCTCATCACGCTCTGCCTTCAGTACAGCTTCAAGCTCTTCAGCCTTCTTCACTGCTTCTTCATTTGCTTTCCAGAGATCTTCAACCTGTGCGCGTACTTCTTCTGGAACACTCGCTAGATTCAGATCGTCCTGGGAAGTTTCTTCTTGGACAATCTCTTGATCCATTGAGGGTTCCTCCATTTCAGGTTTGTTAAAGTCCAACAGTTCCGCAAGAGACACCAACGCCTCACGCATTCCTGTTTCATCCTTGTAAGCCTGCACCAATCTCATCGCTCCGATAAGACTGTGCCGCGCATCTTCAGAAAGATCCTTCTCAACAAGAGATTCGATTACCTCTGCCTCTTGCTCTAAAGGAACTTCCAAAATGTCTTTGACTACATCGTTCATAGTTTCCGCTTTCATAATTGCGAACATCCGTTTGTTAGCTCCCTTATCGACCAAGGAAACTTCAACTGTGTTCAAGTCAACGAGCGTATTTACAGTTTCTTCCATCCTCGCACCTATCCTGCATGGGAAGACCAACAAATTTAAAATGATGCTTTGAATCAGCGATGAGGTGGCTTTAAATCAGCCTAAAGGAATATTAAATTCCAACACTTGAATTTTAAAGAATAATTATATTAACGTCAAGTTAACTATTCATTATATGTGATTTGCTAATCAAGCGGTTGATTGAGAGGGCTATCAACCCCCTCAACCTGTGTCACTGGTTGTGGCTGCATTGAGAGATAGTTGATTTGTGGTAAATCTTTCTTCTCTCTTTTGATACGACGGCCATAGCCACCAATACTAAACCCAGTAATATCGCCCCGACGAACTGCCTGATATTCGTCTTCGCCAAGTTTGACTCCCATTACCCAAGTCCCAGAAGTAATGTAGTCATTACCAAAGGGGATCTTGTATGAATTGTGATTCTCCCCGGATAACGCTTTCCGATAATCTTCATCGGATGGATAGTGGACGATATAAGACTCCACCACTTTTGCATTAGCCAGCATGGAATGCTGGCGACCTACTGTTCGACTGCTATCTAAATACTTGTGAGCTGTTTCTTCAATCTCATTAACAGGGACCATATCACCATGAGCATCTTCTGAGTCAGGCGATAACACTGCGGAATATACAATCTTTTTCTTATCGTCACTCTTGCTAATCGAAACATCAAACGACTCATTATCAATATCGGTAATATAACGATACATAGACTTAATCTTCCGAGATACCTCGCCAGAATCCCCATGACGACGCAAAGCAGCAGGATGCGGAAGGGTATGGGTGGCTCGACTATCAAGATATTCTTTTGCAACACGACCTAATGCCACCGTAATTGTATGAGTGTTTGATGATTTACCGTAAGCTTTTGCGTACTCCTCAATGTCCATAATCTGAACATCGTCTTTCTCAAGACCCATTGGTTCGAGGTAGCTGTATTTAAAAGTCTCCCCGTCCGGTCCAACCAGATACTCCTTACGAGCTTTCTCCAGTGGTGTAGGTTCTGCAACTACAAATAGAATATCCGATTTACCAACAAGCCGTGCCATTTGATCCCCCTCACCTAGCATTATCCCTCGGCGCTTCATTTCTTTATAAATTAGTCTAGCGGCCTGAAGCATCCCCATACGCTTCTCACCTTTTGTATTACCCATCGCGTACCATTGCTTCAGACGTTTCCACATCATTCGCAAATCGTGGTCCTTCAACTTACTGACTACCGCTCTGTTAATATCGTATAGTCTGATCTGAGGACCACCACGCTGACTACCTTCAGCTTTCTTCTTAGCCTCTTGTCTATTAACAACTGATTCAGACCAGCGCTTGCCTGCGTCTCCTCCCCAAAGAAGCCAAGCAATAAATCCAGTAGTTGGTTTAGAATCACTTCCCCAGCGACGACCCTGAGAATCAGGCCCAGTCTTCTTGTCTCCACGATGACGACTGAAGTAAGCCTTCATACGTTTAACTGTAGAGTATGAAACTTTCCCCCGAACCAAGTCACGAGCCCTAGCAATACCAGAGCCGATACCTTGCTTTCCTGCTTCCTGTGGAGTTAGACCACCGCGTCCAAACTTCTCACGAAGACGAAGCCCTCTTCGAGCAGCCGACCGCACATTTTGAGGAACCGTAAAAGACTCCTCCTTCTGCATATGCGTTTCGATTAGCTCGACTTCCAAAACCTCAGTGGCTTTGTCATGAGGCACAAAACCATCAGGCGGGTTGGCCATCA